GACGGCATCGCCATCACCGTCTGATCTGGCAGATACAAGACCAGCATCCGCTCGTCCGGACCAGCCTCGATGAAGGTGTCCGCCGCGCACTCGCGCAGCGCAGCCACACTCATGCGGACCCGGGCGTCCCACATCACGGTCATGTCCAGCGGCGACTCTGCAGAGATCAGCGGCGGACACTCCCCGTCGCAGTCCCCCGAGCCGACCGCCAGATACTCCCGGCCGTACACCAGCGCATCCAGGTGAGCCAGCGACGACTCGTCCCACAGATCGTTCGCCTCGGCGATCTCCGCCAACTCACTCGAGTCAGACCCGTCCGCCCATCGGAACGCCTCCAAGTCGAGACGCTCCTCCAGACTTTCCACACCGACCCGCGGCCAGCCGATGATCGTGTGCAGGCCCTTCAACTGCGGAGGGATCGAAATCCCGAGGTCGCGCACCAACTGCTCGCCGTTGAAGTAGGCGTCCCGCAGTTGCAGTGCCCACCGGTCACGCAGCATGTCCGCCCGCAACATGTTGACCAGGGCGAGCTCGTCGTCCGACAGAAACGCCAGCGGGATGTCGGGGCTGGTCACCGTCACCGCAGCACCACCACCCTGCCCTTACCCGTGGCCTTCTTCTTCTGCCGCTTCGGCGAGTTGAGGATCATGCGGCGCAGCATCCGTGCCCCGATCGCGCACACCGCGAGGTCGATCTTGCGTGCAGACTCACGATGCTCCTTGCCGATCGTGATCCCCCACCGGTTCGTCCGCCGACGGGCGTTGATGACGTGCGTGCGCAGCACCTTGTGCCCGTCGTGGATGAGCGTCCGCTCCAACACGTCCGCATGGGTGCGCTTCACGGCCTCCGTGAATGTCTCCTGGTTGCGGGGATCACGCATGTCCCAGCGCACCGCGTGCGCCTTCGGACCCGACGAAACGGAGCGCAGCGCGAGCTTCGAGCCCCACGTCTGACCCCACAAGTCGATGTAGGTGTCCCAGTACATCTCGCCGTCGTCGTCATCCTGCCCAGAGCCTGGGTCCGCGAAGAACGCCAGCACCTTGAAGCGGGCGAACGCGTTCTCCACCACGCCATGCACCTCATCCCGCGGCACCCGGTAAGGCACGTAGCCCGGCGTATTCGGCGCCGGCCAGTTCGGCGGCTTCTGCCACACGCCCAGAGCCGATACCAGGCCGTCGGACATGCGGCAGGCACACAGGCCCGTCGCGTCGTCGCTCTTGGAGCCATCGAAGAACAGGACGACCTCGTCGCCGTCGGCCAACTGCAGATCCTCGCGCTTGCAGGCATCCCACTCGTAGCGGGCCATCCACGCGTCCTCGGCGGCAACGATCTGGTTGAACCAGAAACGCCGGCTGCGGGACGGAGGGTTGCGAGGGTCAAGGATCGACTTCACGATGCGGCCAATGTCCAGCCACACCGAGTCGCCCCGGACCGCCTCGATCACCTTCGCCAGCCAGGGCTTGGAGAGCTTGGCCTCCGGCGGGGCCTCGAGGGAGTCGTACAGGATGCCGGTGTCTTCAGCCCGCCCAGCCTCGGCCGCCTCGTAGGCGTCGCGAGTCTGTTCCGCCACCGAGTCCTCGCCCGGTTCGAAAGCGTTGGTGATGGCGAAAGTACGGGCCGAACCGTCCGCCGACTTCGTGGCGTTCCGCTCGATCGTGGCGGCCATCTCGTGGCCCTGGTTCGACTCGATCCAGTGGTGCGTCTCGTTGAGCAGCGTGAACGTCGTCCGGCCGCCTTCAAGAGCCCGCGGCGAGGACGTCACAGCCTCGATCCGGGCCGCACCTTTGTGGGCGTAGACGATCTCCTTGCCGACGTCGATGCTGTACTCGGCTCGGGCCTTCGGAGTGAACAACGACCCGAAAATGATCATCGTGTTGCGGGTCTGATCCTTCGAGACCGCCGCCACCTGCACCCACGGCTCCGGATGCGGCTCACCAACAGGCTGCCCCTCCGGCACGCCACTCTCGTCGTCAGGGCCCGCGACCCGCCCCAGCCACCGCGACGGGCCCACGAACTCGACGGCACACAAGGTCGCCCCGAACGGATCCTTGCCCCAACCCTTCAGGCGCTGCAGCACAGCATCCCGGTACGCGAACTCGCCCGTATCCGGATCAAGAGCGAACCACCACAGGATCAGCCGGACCTGCTCGCTCGTGTACCGCCACCGCTGCCCGCGGTGCTGCAAGTACTTGCCCGTCCACACCAGCACGTGCCAGCCCAGCGTGAACGCAGGCTTGACGAACAGCCCGTCCTCGCCACGCTTCCACGACGGGCCGATAACGACAGGGATGACGACGTCGGGGACTTCCTCAACCGCCTGGTCAGCCACCGAAGGCGGCGCGGTAGTCATCAAGCACCGTCACATCGGCGTCGCTACGGCCGGCAGGCTTCTTCCGCTCCAGCTCCATGCGCGCCCGGCGACGGTCGCCCTCGGTCGTCAGCAGCGACGACATCACCGAGTTCAGCGCCGCGACCAACTGTCCATTCGGTCCGCGCTCGGAGCAGTCCAGCACGCGCGACATCAGCTCCGCCGCATACCGGGCGACCGCCCAGTCCGACGGCTGATAGAACGCCGCCTGCCCCGACTCCCGCAACGACAGATACCAGTCCGTCGCGATCGGATCCCACAGTGGACTCGGCTCCGGCAGGTCCGGCAGATCCGCCGGCGCCCCCGACGGGGCCTTTGTGATCGAGTCCTTCTCATTCTTCGAGCGATGGCCCATACGCTCCTCGGAGCGCTTACCGACAGGTCCACGAGCGCCCATGACGACCTCCAGGGTCAGAGCACGCCACCAGGGCGCACAGAGGGCTGGAACAACGACGCCCGCTCAGGACGCCGCCGGGGCGTCAGAGCGAAGCGATCAAGCCGGCCGCATCAGGCAGCTCGGCAAGACTCAAAGGCGTACCTGGAACCCGGTCGCCCACGATGATGTACCGGCGATCCGAGTACACCTCGACCGCCAACTCCCCCTTGCGGACCCTGCGGCCCGCCGGGACCGCACCACGGAACCACAGATGCAAGCCGGTACCAGACCGGCCGCGCTCCATGTACGTCGGCGGCAGCCGGTCGATGATGGCCTGCGCCCACGGCAGTACCTGGCCGGCCTCGACGGCGTGGTCCAGGTCGACCACCGTGATGCGGTCGCCGGCCGTGAGGACGAAGCCGACACCGTCGCCAGTCTTCGACGACGAGGCCGTGGGGAAGTCCGACCAGGACGACGGGTCGTTGACCGAGGCGAAGCGGCCATCCGTCCGCATCGGCACCTTGTCCTTGTGTCGCACCCAGCGAGGACGGGACGTCAACTCTGCCGGGATTCGCGCCTGCTGCTCGACCGCCAGGGCCGCCTCACGCTCACGCTTGCGGGCCCGAGCTGCAAGGACACGGTGCGAGTTCGAGCAGTAGCGACGGTCCGACCGGTGCACCACCGGCAGGTCTCCCCCACAGTGCTCGCAGCTCTGAAGCGTCCCTGGCATGCATCCAGGATACCTAGTCGGGTTAACGGCTACAGCTGCCTGACCTGCATAGTTACCAATCCGCGACAGGGGGCGGCCAACCCAGCCTCAGCGCCGGCCCGGAATTGCTGCAGGTCAGGGCCTTGGAAACCCGGGGGCAATGTCAGGTGCTATACGGGCCCGATCCTAAAAGATCATGATCATGGGGTAACCCCCCAGGTGATCTTGGTCGAGTGGATCAAGGGAATCCAAGTTCGATCATGCAGATTTGAGAGCTCGTCGATCATGACCCGACCTCGATCCGAATCGTTCTCGATCCTCTCGAATCAGCCTTCGAATCCTGATCACTTGATCGCTGATCAGTGATCACGTCGACGAGCTGCGACACGATCGCCATGACCACATCGCTGCCTGCCTCGACCCTGCCGCGCCGCGGCCAGCACGCACCCTGGGTGGGCCGGCCGGCGTGCGGGTCTACCCCTCGGCCTGCTCCCTGCCGTCGAGGGAGTGGTGTACCAGCAGCCAACCCATCGACCCGTCGTCCTGGGTGACTGGCCTGACCTCAGGTCCGCACACGCAGTCGGGTTCGGTGGTGCTGGTGTCGTGGTCGACCAGGTCGATGGTCGGCGTGACGTGAAGCGTGTCGGTCAACGCCTGCGCCTTCCAGGGTTGAGTCGACTACCGGTTGCGACTCCGGTCGATCGGATGTGCATGAGCTGGCAATAGCCCTTGGCTCGCGCTCCGAGGTAGCGGCTGAGCAGACGATTGCACCGCGTCCAGTCGCCTGGTGTACCCCAGCGGATGCGTGCCCCGCCGGCGCCCGTAGGGCCCCAGTATCGGCGGAGGGTTTCGGCGTTGCCGCGGTTGCCGCGTCCTTTGCTGGCCACAGGTCTCACTCCTTCTGTGGCGCGGGCTCCTGGTCGGGGGTTTGTGGTTCGTCTACCCGTTCGATGGCGGCGCCCATCCCTGCGGGGATGGCGTAGCTGGGGCCGGCTTCATCGCTGAAGATGGCCCAGTCTCCGCTGAAGGTGAGGGTGAGGTTGTCGTCGATGCGGTAGTCGTCGCGGCCTTGGCCGCCGGGGAAGGTGATGAGGTAGCGGGGCACGGTCACCTCAGCCCTGGGTGGTCTTCTTCGGGGCGTCGTCGCCCGGGCTTCGGGTTGGCCGCCTTGGCGGCGTGGCCTTCGCGGCTCGACTTGAAGCGGTGGCAGTGCGGGGGCACGCGGTCGTGGGCCCAGTCGAGGTTGTCGGGGCTGTGGTCGTCGCCGGGCTGCTTGTGGTCGAGGTAGTCGCCGCCGGGCAGGCCACAGAGGTGGCAGATGTGTTCCGGGTTGCGGGCGTGCGCGGCGGGCCTGATCTGCGATTCCCAGTTGGCGGGGAGTCGACTCTTCCTCGTACTGCCTTGCCAGCCGCCGCTCATCGCTACTCCTCGGGGCTGCGTTCGGCGCGAAGCCGTTCCACTTCGGCGCGGAGCCGTTCGATCTGGGTTTCGTGGTCGGCCATGAAGCATTCGTTCGAGCGCGCCATTCCTGCCAGGATCTGGGCCGCCATGCTGAGGCGCTTCTCTGGCGTGGCCCGGTTCCAGTGCCAGATCCATTGGCCTGGGGTGGGGGTGACGCGTTCGTCTGCGCCGGGTTCTTCGCCTGCCCGCAGTCGTTCTAGTTCGGCTGCTTGGGAGTCGCGTTGCTTCCGGATCCCGGCGGCGGCGTTGCGGATGTCGTCCCAGTCGCGAGTGCGGTCCATGCCGAGGGCGTCGGTGAGTTCGCTCTTCCACTTGGCGAGCCGGTCCATGTCGCGCGCGATGTCGCTGCGTTCCTGTGCGAGTCGCTGGCCCTCTTGCACTACGCGTGCCTGGGTGTCGGTGGCGCGGTTCCAGTCGACGGGCTGTCCTCCGACGCTGACCTGGCAGTGGACGTCGGCCGGGGAGTCATCGCGGAGGTAGGCGGTGGTGTCGTTGGCGGGGATATCGATGGTCTCGCTGAAGGCGAGGACGGTGCGTGCGCCGATCTCTTCGGCGAGACCTTCACGTAGCCCGCTCTCTGTCGAGGCGATGCTGGCGACGACTTCTGCCTCGGCCTGGTCGATGACGAGCACGAACGGCGGCCGGTCGTCTCCGCCGCCTTCGGGGAGTTCGAGGATCTGCAGGCGGGCCATCAGCCGGTCACCGCCTTGGCGACGGAACGATGGATGTAGTGCTCGATGAGCGCGGCTCGGCCAGCAATCCTCTCACTCTCCGGCCAGCGTGCAAGGCGCCACCAGATTTCGTGCAGCCATCGGTCGTAAGCGGGGATGCTCGTTGCCTTCTTGCGGAAGCGGGCCATGGCGCGGGCTCCAGGGTGGGTTCAGGTGGGGCGGGGTGGCGAGTACGTCGTCACGTCGGTGTGCGGGAGTGCGGGGTCGACTTCCACGGCCTCCACGTAGATGGCGAGGCGTGCGACATAGAGGCCGTCTGTGATCTGTTCGACTTCGATGCCGTCGTCGGTGGCGAGGATGTTGAGTCCGTCGAGGGTGACGCCGTCTCTCGTGATGCGCAGGTGCTTGTTCGGTTCGGCCATGGCGCGGGCCTTCCGTGGGTTAGGGCTTCCAGCGGGGTCCGCGTAGCGCTTCGGGCACGTCGCTGGTGGTGATGGGCGGGGTGGTGAGCCAGTGCCCGATCCGTGGGCCGATGCGCGGCTGACGCTCGGGCGGCTGTGGCCGGTCGAGTCCGGCGAGGATGTCGGGTGTGATGCCGTGGGCGTGGGCGAGGTCGAGCAGCTCGGGGCAGTCGTTCAGGTTGTCGGTGTACGACATATCCATGTCGCCGTAGGTGCGGCAGCCTTCGCAGGCGGGCTCGTAGGTGACGTTCGGGTCGAGCCGGTGCCGGGCGAGGATGCGGCGGTCCGCCTCGCAGCGCCGCAGGACCGTGTCCGGGTCGTTCGAAACGATGTGGTCGGCCTCGGGTGAGTGGGCCGGACTGGTGGACCAGTAGATCCGGTCGTAGTCGACGCGGGCGATGACGGCGTTGTCGGGTGCGTGCTGCCAGCCGTCGGTGTCGCGGTCGACGATGATGCCGTCGAAGACGTGTCGCCAGTCGGTTGCGTCGCAGGCTCGGGCCCGCTTCTCAACGGCGTCGACTTGCCGGGTGATCCAGGCGTGGAGATCCATGGCGCGGGCTCCGGGTCAGGACTCGTCGTCGGGGAGGATGGGCGGCTCGTTGTCGACGAGGATCCACAACGGGCTGTAGCTGCCGGGCTCGTGGTGGGCTGGCTTCTCGTCGAGGGCGTAGAGGGCGCCGGTCTGGCCGTGCCAGCCGATCTGTCGCCACGTCTGCTCGGCGTCGAGGGTGTGGGTGCGCATCTCCTGGCCGCTCGGTTCGGAGGCGCGTCGGTACGGCCGAGTGTCCGTGGGAGGGGTGGTGAGCCGGAATCCGGCGCCGTCACCACGGCGGACGTGTCGGTCGCGGGGCTGGTCAGGGGAAGCCATGGGCGCGGGCCTTCCGTGGGTTCAGGTGATGGGTACGCCGCACCAGGTGCATCGCGGGGCGATGCCGTGTGGGGCGCCGGGTCCGTGGCGTCCGCGCTTGTGGAGGTGGCGCATGCGGGCGGCGTAGATCCGCGAGTAGACGGCCGCGTACAGGTGATAAAGGCCGCCTGCCTCGCGCTTGAAGCTGGGGATGCGCCGGTAGGCAAGCTGCTGCACGGTGTTCACGTGGCACCTCCCGTCAGGCGTCGAGCGCCCGCCGCACACCGTCTTCCAGCGTGATGCGGGGCACGTAGTGGTTGAGCATCCACGTGGGGTCGCTGACGCGGTGGTGGACGCCTTGGGGTGCGTCGTGCCGGTGCTTGTACTGGGGCTGGTAGCCGGCGGCCGTGCACACGATGTGGGCGAGTTCGTCGAACGAAGTGGCTCGTCCCCAGCCGAGGTTGACGGGTCCGGTGACCTCGTTGTCGAGGAGTGCGAGGGTGGCGCCGGTCAGGTCGTCGATGTGGATCCAGTCGCGGGTGGAGTCGCCGCTCCCCCAGATCTCGAAGGGGTCGTCGCGTCGCTTGGCCCGCTGGACGAAGGCGGGGAACGGGTAACACGGCGCCTGGTCCTCGCCATAGCCACTGAAGGGCCGGGGCAGGAGGATGCGGCAACCCTCAGCCTCCGCGTAGGTGGCGAGCTTCTCCCCCGTCAGCTTCGCCCAGCCGTAGGTCGCGTCAGGCTCTTCCATGTACGAGAGGTTGATGTCCTCTTCGTACAGGCGCCGCACGTCGCCGGGCTGCTGCAGCGCGACGGGGTAGGCCGCAGACGACGAGAAGTACACGGCGCGCGGGGTGCCGGTGCGGATGAGCCATCGCATGTACCAGGCGTCCAGGGCGAGGTTGGTTCCGACACCCAGGGGGCTGCCGTCGATGCTGGCTCGGCCGCCGACGATCGCCGCGCAGTGCACGGCTAGGTCCCACCTGCTGGCGTCGCGGCGGAAGAAGTCGAGGGCGTCGCGTCCGTCGGCGAGGTCGATGCCGGTGACGCGCCACCCGCGCTTGTCCATCGCCTCGTACAGGTGGCGGCCTACGAAGCCCCGGTGGCCGGTGAGGAGGACGCGCATTGGACCTCCTCACCGAGGTCAGTGTGGCCAGTGCCAGGTTCCATTGAGTCGCGAGCCCTCGGAGTGGCGGCATTGCTCAGCCGTGGCCATGTCGGTCGGCTTGAGGATGTCGAGGTCCACTTCCTCGGGTCCGTGAAGATCTGCCAATGTGCCAGCGCCACTGCTCGGATGCACTTTCGTGATCGTCGCGTCCACGCACTCGACTGCGACCTCACCGCCCGACAGGGTGTGGTTGACGTAGTGCACGGATGCACCGATCACTGGCTTCACGTGGTGGTTCCTCTGGTCAGCGGTGGGTCTCGAGGAAGACCGTTCGCTTGCCGAGGCAGAGGCCGATCTCCCACCGGTCACAGTCTCGCGCGATGTGGACCGGCGTGAGGTGCAGTTGCCAGAGGTGGCGGCTCGTCCAGTAGGTGCGGTAGCCGCGCGGCTGCACGTGGCCCCTGTAGAGGGCTTTCCATTCCCACGGCCTTTGGCCGCGCCAGACGGTTCCGAGGTGACGGGTGCTCTCGGCGGTGGTGCTCATGCAGTCTCCTGGTGGCGAAGTCAGTTGGTCTTCACGGCCCGGTAGACGCCCCACGGCAGGCCGCTGTCGACGGACTCCAGTCCGATCTGGCTGCACGCGTCGTCCTGCTGCTGGCGGGACCAGGTGGTGACGCCGATCCAACTGTCGGCTTCGCCGGGCTGGTCGGAGACGGGCCAGTCGAGGACGAGGATGCCGCCGAGCTTGGTGGCGGCCCGCAGCTTGCCGATGATGTGCAGGCCGTCGTCGTAGCTGTGGTGGATCAGGACGGCCAGCGCGTACACGGCGTCCATGCGGCGGCGGCCGAGGTGTCCGGCGATGCCGTCGGCTGCGGCTTGCACGGTGGTGATGTCGGGGGCGCGTTCGGTGAGCCGGTTGAGCATGCGCTGGGAACTGTCGACGGCGGTGACGTCGTAGCCGTGCGCGGCCATGGGGATGGCGACGCGACCGTCACCGCATCCGAAGTCCATGACCTTCGCCCCGTCGGGGATGACGGTGGCGAGCATGTCGGCCTGCGCCTTGCCCGAGCCCCAGTAGGCGTCTTCGGAGACGCGGCGGAGCGGGTGGATCGCTGTCGGGTCGGCCTGGTCCCAGGCCTGGATGACGGCTTCGGCGGTCACGCGATCACCTCCTCGGGTTCGCCCGTGGTGTTGCGGGCGACGGTGATCCCGGGTGCCAGTACGTCACCTTGGCTGTACGCGACGAGGTTCCGCAGCTTGTCCAGGTCGGCTTCGAGGCCGCCGTTGTCGCGGTAGTCGTAGTAGGCGGCCGCGTCCTGCGAGGCACGCTCGGAGCTGTTGCAGTCCTCGTACACCGCATCCACGCTCGCCTTCCCGGCGGCGGGGTGCAGGTGCTCGATGACCATGTCGTCGAGGTATGTGATCCGCCCCATGCCGCGACCCCAGTCGACCCAGCACAGGTCGACGCAGAGATGGACCATGGCGGGCGGCGCCATGTAGGAGAGCGTCGCCACGATGTCGCTGGTCATGGCGACGGCGGTGGCCATCTTCTCGCCCTGAAGTAGGTCGTTGCCGTAGACGATGCCGGGGCCGCCGGACAGGCAGATGCGGATCCGCTCATCCCACGGCTGGGCCGCGGGCCGTGGCCGGTGGTCGTCGCCCATGAAGGCGAGGAACCGATGGTCCGAAGCGTTCTTCACCGCGGCCTGGTTCAGCGTCCCGACCAGCCGCTTCCGCGCCCAGAACACGAACCGCACCCGGCCGTCGTCCGCCAGCTCCTTGGCCTGCGCCTTGTAGCCGGCGAGTTCGGGGTCGTCCTTGTCGACGCAGAACAGCACGTCGGCGGTGGCCCCGGTCTCGTCCCACGCGGCCATGATCTCGGGGATGGCGTGGGGGCGGCCTCTGGTCGGGATGATGACGAGCAGGTCGTCGGCCATGGCGCGGGCCTCCTAGCTGAGTGCGACGAATCGCGTGTAGCCGTTGGTGGTTTGCGATCCGAGGGTGATCGTCGTCGGGAGGCTGGTGTTGCCGGTTCCGGTGACGAGCGACCGCGCTGTGCCGGTGGTGAGGCCTGCGCTGGTGGTTCCGGCGAAGCCGCCGCCGATGGCGGTGAACTGGACGGTGTTGGATCCGTTGGTGAGCAGTGCGATGTAGTAGGTGCCGACGGCGAGGGTGACTGGTGCGGTGAGCGCCATGGTCTTGAGGCCGGCGGATCCCCATGCGGTGGTTTGGTCGGCGGTCTGTGCGAGGCGGTTGCCGCTGCTGTCGTAGATCCCTGCGAGGTTTTGGCTGCTGGTGAGTCCGGCGACGGTGTTGGCGATGGCTGCTACGACGTTGGTGACGACGGTCGCCCGGTTGACGATCTTCACTTTGGTGAGGTGGATCGCTCCGAGGGTGGCCGCCGCGGAGGTGGCTTTATCGGCGTAGGCGGGGTCGCAGGACCAGGTCAGGTAGTTGTGGTCGGGCGCCTTGAACGCGGGGTCGTTGACCGTCGTCAGCGGGTACTGCAGCAGCCCGGTCGGCATGGCGTTGCCGCTGTTGAAGGTGGTGATGTCCCGCAGCACGGTGCTCGATGTGGTCGAGTAGGTGACGGTGCCGCTGGTGTTGTTCTCCAGCCGGATGCGCTCGAAGATGTTCGGCGCGTTGCTCGTGGTGTTGGCGTCTTCGATGACCTTGACGGTGTCGCTGGACGCGATGTTGAAGTAGGCGGACCGGAACGTGTTGTTGTAGCTGTTCGTGCCGGTGACGAAGCCTTTGTTGGTGGCTCCGACGCCTTCGCAGGTGATGTAGTTCGCGTCGAAGACGTTGCTGTTGCCGTTGGCGACGTTGATCAGGGTGGCGAACCGTTCGAGGTTCAGGTTGCCGATGAACCGCTGCGACGCGGTTCCGGCTGTGCCGCCGAGCCAGATGCCGGTGTTGCCTGACCGTCCGGTGCCTGCGCCGGCTTCGAAGTCGATCCAGGTGTTCTGGTTCATATTGCCGTCGATGGAGTCGACGTAGAGGGCGTAGCCTCCGGCGCCGACGATCTCGACGAAGAACCGGCTGAAGACGCAGTCACCTGCGTTCTGCATGGTGGCGTCGTTGATGATCTTTATGCCGTTGCGGCAGCCTTCGATCTCGATGTTCTCGAAGACGGACCGCCAGGGCATGCCGAGTTCCATGCCCCAGGTGGTGGAGCTGGTGACGAAGCCGCCGTTGATCCGCAGGTCGCGGAACGAGCTGTGCCAGAAGCTGACGTTGTTGTTGTCGCCGACGTCGTTGACGCCGACCGACTTGATGCCGATCCCGGCGCCGGAGATGAACAGGCAGAGCTTCTCCAGGTGGACTTGCGCCCAGTCGGAGATGGTGATGCCGACGACACCGGATGCGACGGTGAGTTCGGTGACCTGCTGACCGCAGCCCTTGAGGGTGACGGTCTTGGGGTCGTTTTCGTCGAGGGTGCCGTTGATCTCGATGGTGGCGGCGATGTTGAAGCCGCCCGGCGATAGCTGGACGATGCCGCCGCCTTCGGCTTGCACGGCGTCGATGGCGGCCTGGATCTGCACCTGGTCGGCGATGCCGTCGCACAGGTAGTCGGCGCGCGCCTTCTCCCGTGCGGAGGCGTTGTTGGCGACGACGTAGCGGGCGGCGACCATGCCCTTGTAGGGGTTCGACAGGGTTCGCGTCGCCTCGGTGGTGGCCCCGGCGATGGTGACGAGGTTGGCTCCGTAGGAGACAAGGGTGTTGGTGCCGTCGTCAAGGAGGCCGGCGGTGTTGGCATGGAGGGTCGCGTTGTCGAGGAGGACCGTCGACGAGCCGGAGAATCGGGCGCCGTACTGCGGCGAGTTGGTGCTGCCGCCTCCGTCGTCGATGCCGGGGTAGCAGGTGACGCCGTCGATGGTGACGGGCACGGTGGCGTTGATGACGGCGATGCCGGCGAAGTTGCCGCCGCCGGATCCGCCGTTGCGTCCGTCGCGCCGGGTCTGCAGGCCGGTGACGAGGATGGGTGTGTTGCCGGTGGCGTCGACGAGTAGTCCGTGTTGGCCGTTGCGGTCGGTTTGGCAGCCGGTGATCTGCATGCCGCCGGAGCCGGTCCAGTCGCCCCATGCGCCGGTGATGTGGTAGCCGTGTGAGCCGTTCCATTCGGCGCGGCAGCCGTCGAGCTGGCCGTTGGTGCAGTTCTCCAGGACGAAGCCCTGGCCCCAGCAGCCGATGACCTGGACGTCGTCGAGGGTGACGTCGGTGCAGCCGGTCAGCAGTAGGCCGTTGGCGTGGCAGTTGTCGACCATGACGTGGTGGAGACGCCACGAGTACGGGTAGGTGCCGTCGCCGCGTGAGGCCGTCACGATGCCGTTGTTGGGCATCTGCCGGACGGTGAAGTTCTCGAGCACCACGTTCTGCACGTTGCCGCGCGCGTACAGGCCGTCGATCGACGATCCGCCGAGCTGGGAGCCGTCGAGCATCAGGTCGGTGAGGCGCTGCTCGCCGGAGATGTCGGGGTGTCCGCCGTCGGTGTCGCCGATGATCTGGATGACGCTCGTGCCGGTGAAGGCGGCGGCGGGCTGGATGCCGCTGACGTATTCGGTGCCGGTCATGCCGGGGCCGACCATCAGGTTGGCGTGCGCGCCGCGCAGGCTGACGCCGTTCTTCAGGTCGAGCGTGGCTGTGGTCTTGTACAGGCGGGGCAGGTAGACGGTTCCGCCGGGCGGGCAGGCGTCGATGGCGGCCTGGATGGCCGCGGTGTCGTCCGTGGTCCCGTTCCCGGCGGCGCCGAGGCGCTGCACGTTGAGCCAGTCCGTGATCCCGGACAGGTTGACGGTGCCGACCTGGCCGTTGACGGAGGAGACGGAGCCGACGTTCGCTTCGATGACCATGCCCTGGCGGCCGTCGACGACGGCTTCGGGCACGTTGTCGCCGGTGACCTGGACTCTCACCTGGTCACCTCCAGCGACACGAGGACTTTGCCCTCCAGCCAGCGCACGACCGTGGACCCGGAGACGAGTTCCATGTCCCACACGCCGTTGCGGGTGAGGGCCTGCGTCTGCGCGGCGGGAAGGGCGATGCGCACGGAGGGCCCGTCGACGGTGAGGTAGGGGGTGACGTCGATGAGGAGGTCGCCGCTGTCGGCGGGCGCGGAGCGGATCTGGGCGCGGGCGGTCCAGCCATCCCAGGAGAAGCCGTCGTCGAGGGCGGTGAAGTTCTGGACGAAGGTGGCGCCCTGCTCGATCTTCAGGTCCCAGGTTCCGGCGGTCAATCCAGCCACCTCCGGAAGCGTGTCACCTTCGCCTGTGGCGGACGCGTCGCTCTGTGCGCTGCCGATGGCGGTGCCGTGGACGACGGTGAGGCCGACGGTGGCGGCGTTTGCCTGTGCGCTGCCGGTGGCGGATCCTGCGGCGGCGAGCGTGCCGGTGGCGGTGGCACCGGATTCGGCGCTGCCTGCGGCGGTTCCGGTGTAGACGGCGCCGTCGGCGAGCGTGTTCGCCATGTCGTACTGGGCTTCGTCTGGGGTGCCTGCGTCGCGGTGCGCGGACAGGTCGAGGGCGCAGGTGTCGATGCTGGTGGTGACCCAGGCCGGTGTGGCGAGGGTGCGCCGGTTCGTCCATGTGGTGCCGTCGGGTGAGGTGTCCCAGTAGACGTTGGTGCCGTCTTCGCGGATCCGCAGGAACTTGTGGGTCGTCGCGTTGTAGGTGAGGTCGACGCTGCCGGCGTCGAAGTAGCCGGTGTCGTTCTTGCACCTCAACTGGCTGCTGACGGTGTTGATGACGAACCCGATGCGGGTGCCGTTGGTGGCGATGTCGGGGTGGTTGACGAACACGGACGCGTAGGCCTCGGTGGCGGTGGATGCCGCGGGGACGGTGGTGACGGCGACGTAGAAGCTGGCGCCGGCGAGGGTCCAGCTGTAGGCGGTCTGGTATCCGGCGTAGCCGGTGCCGCAGGGCACATGGGCTTTGCCCGCCGACTCGCTCACACCGCCGTAGCTGTTGCCCCAGTTCGGCCCGATCGCATTGTCGTTGAAGTTGTCGATCAAGGTGGAGAGGGAGGGCATGCCGCCTCCATCAGCTGATCGACAGGTCCAGGTTCCCTGCTGTGATCCGGTACTCGTCGCCGGCGAGGAGGGTCCGGTTGGTGTCGAGCGGCCCGTACCACCAGCGAACTGGGGTGCCGGCAGAGTCCCAGATCTCCCAGCCGACGATCGTGCAGGCCGGCATACCCGAGAACACAAGGTCGGCCGAGTTGGAGACAGCACCGCCGGAGGCGGCGCCGACGGTGAGGGTCTGGCGGGCATAGGAGCCGCCGACGACCTCGGTGCCGGCGGTGGCGTCGTCGCCTGCCGCAGTGACGAGGGCGACCTTCATGTCCGGGTCTGGCGGGGTGGGGCTTCCGCCGAGCAGCCAGTCGAGCGTCCTGTTCTCGCCCGTGTTGCTCAAGTTGTCTGCGATCGGACTCACCTCCTAGGTGACGGAGAGGACTCCGGATTTGCGGACGATGGCTTCGGCGCCGGGTGGGTCGATGTGGATCCACACGCGGTAGTCGCCTGCGACGAGTTCGATGTCGGTATCGGGGCCGATGAGCAGGCGCGCTGCGGTTCCGGCCCAGGCGGCGGTGTGCCATTCGTCGTCGGCAGGGTTGGCGCGATGGGCGACGACTGCGATCTTCACCGGTGTGTCGTCGAGGTCGACGCCGTCGGGGGCGGTGACGGGAACGTGCAGGTACTCGGTGGAAGAGGCGGGGATCACCACGGTGCACTCGCCTCCCAGCCGTCGTCCTGGGGGCCTTCGGTGTTCCAGGCTGGCGCGTTCGGCTGTCCTGCCGTCCACGGGCTGTAGGGGGCTCCTACGGTGACATCAACGTCCTCTTCGCTCGGTGCCGCTGCCCGGCTGGCCGTCAGCGTGGCTGTGGCTGTCAGCGCTGCGTGACCGGTGGCAGCGATGGCGCCGCTGGCTGTGAGGAGTGCTGTGGCTGCCAGGGCGGTGCTGCCGGTGCGGCCGGTATGCCCTTGCGCGGCCAGCTCGGCTGTACCGGTGAGGCTCGCGTCTGCCAGGGTGTTGCGGAGACCGCTGGCGGCCAGTCCTGCGGTTGCGGCGATCGCGGCGTGGCCTGGGTGTCCGACGGTTCCGTCGGCCGCCAGGTCGGCTGTCGGATTGAGCGTCGTGTCGCCTGCGGTGCCTACTGTGCCGGCCGCGTGGAGGTCCGCTGTCGCGTCGAGGGCGGTCGTTCCGGAGGTGCCGCGGACACCGTCGGCAGCCAGGTCGGCTGCGGCTGCGATTGCTGCACCGTCAACGGCGCCCCGCACGCCGGTCGCGGCCAGTGCCGCAGTCGCTGTGAGGGCCGAGACGCCGGACGTTCCCCGTAGGCCGGTGGCGGTCAGGGTGGCGGTTCCCGAGAGAGCGGCGTCGCCCGTAACGCCGGAGGTGACGTCAGCCCCGGTGAAGTCGTCAAAGCGGAGAGCGGACACGCTCTCCGCTCGGATTCCGACGCTGGTGCCGGTAGGAACGTTGGTGTCGGTCACCGAGACCCGCTGGATCCCGTTGACGAAGCCTTTGATCGTCGAGCCGACTGCCTGAACCTTCGCCACATCCCCGGCGACGGCCGCCCCGGCGAAACTGCCGATGGAGGTGAACGAGCCGCCGACGACGGAGAAGAGGTTCCAGGAACTGCCGTCGTTGCGCCACAGGTAGCCGGACGTGATGTTGGAGTTACCGCGGCACCACACGCCGTGGCTGACGGATGCGGTGACCGCGATCGTCACCTGCGCGGAGTTGTCGTTCGTGGCCATTGCCCCGGCAGCGCGGAGAATGATCGTGCCACCCGCTGAGCCTGAGGAGAGCTGGTTGGAGATGATCGACCAGTCGCCCGACACCTCAACCCAGTTGGCGCCGAGGTTTGTGCTGTCGGCCCGGTTGAAGTCGTCGGTGAAGGTGGTCACGGCCCCTCCCTGTCAGGCCGCTATGCAGCCTGCGGTGTGAGGGCGGCGCTGAGCGTGGCGAGCGTGAACGTGTCCGCGGACGCCCACGCGCGCGACACGGTGAGCGCCACCGTGAACAGCAGCGTCCCGGATGTCGACGCCGTCCACACGGAGATGTGGGTGAGGGTCTCCGAGGTGCCGCCGTTCGTCCATGCCGCAGGCGGGGTGCCCAGGGACAGTGCGGAGCCGGCTGAGGAGTCGGAGAAGACGAAGCTGTTCCGGGTGGTGGAGCCGGCGGACACGTTGGCGGTTCCGGCGGCGCCGGGGTCGCCGGTGTGCAGCTGCGCGAACGTCCCGGCCACCGCCGAGTATGCAGAGCCGCCGTTGCCGGTGGTGCGGAGCGTATCGAGCCAGCCAGACACGAGACTGGGGGCGAGTCCTGCGGTCATTCCTCGGCCTCCTCAGGCTCCGTGCCGTCCGTGTCGGTCTTGGCGGGGGTGACGTCGCCGGAGGCTTCCAGCCGCAGCACGTATTCGTCGGCCATGGACGCCTCCTGGCGGTGTCGGGGTCCCGCCGCCCGTGGCATGGGGGATGGCGGGCGGCGGGACGTGCGGGGCTCGGAGTGAGCGGCCAGCCCCGGGCTATGCGGTTTCGATGAGGTGCCAGACGAGCTGCCCGCCTGGTGCGAGTGCGGTGCCGATGTGCTGGACGTCGGGCGGCAGGGTGTGGCCGGTGCCGTAGACGCGGAAGCTGCGGGTCTCGACGGGGTCGTCGGTGTGGACGGCCCAGACTTCGACGGAATGCACTTTGCGACATCCGACGTGCACGATCGGCCCGGACAGTTGGAGGGGGTGCCAGCGGTCGTCGACCGGCACTTCGTAGCGGTAGATCGCGTCCGGCATCGCACCTCCCAGGTCTTCGTCCGCCCGGCCCCCACTAGGCCGGGCGGACGGTGGCCCGAGCGCGAGGCGCTTCGAGGGCCGTCCTGCGCTGCTGCCACCGCGCGCAGGGGTTCAGGCGGCCAGTAAGGGTGCGGTCTGGATGATGTCGGGGGTGGGCCCGGGTTCGATCAGCTCACGCGTGTCCGAGTCCCGCTTGGCTTCGGGGAGTTCGGCGAGGTCGTAGAGGACGCCGTTGCGTCGCCGTGCCGGGTCGTAGTGGCGGGTGAGTCTGCCTTCGGCTGCCCAGCGCCGGATGGTGGTAGCGGGTCGGCCGGTCCAGTAGGCGGCGAGGTCCTCGGGGACGAGGTGTGGGGGCATGAGTTCACCCCCGGGTACGCGAAAGGGCCGCCAGCGGTGGCGGCCCTCCAGACACAGCGAGATCGATTGGAGCACACCATACGCTCGCCGCTGATCACGCGGCAACCCCTGTTGCCAAAGTGGCAATGAGGGGCTCAGCGGTTCGCCTCCACCGTGATTCGCTCTCCGTCCCACAGCAGCGTTTCGCCAAATGCTGCGACGATCGCGGGCTCGTCGTTGCGTTGGAGGATGTAGCCGCCGTGTCCGACGACAGCCCGATAGCCATGCTGGCGGCACCAGCGTTCGGCGACGTCGAGGAGCATCGCGAGGTCGAGCTGCAGCCTGGTCGGGTCGGCGGCCTGCCGATTGCAGACCATGCGGCGGAACAGGGCCGCCGAGTCTCGGAGCGCCAATCGACATCGCTGCGAGGTCCCCATTCTGTCGGCCTGGCGCTCGTAGGTGTCGGCAAGGTTGAGCAGCGTGACGCTCACGGCGCGTCCCGACGCAGCGACGGCAACTCGGGGATCGTCTCAGCGAGCCAGTCGCCGGGCTTGGTGGTGAAGTGCCGCGCCGCGGTCGTCTCCCACCATGAGCGGACGGCCGTTGTCTGCACGGTCTGGCTGGTGCGCTTGTCGACGTACTCGACGGGCCGTTCCCCGGTGCGCCGGGTGGTGATGCGTCCGCGCTTGCAGCCGTCTGGGTAGTCGTTCCAGTTCACTCCGGCCTCACTGAAGAGTAGTTCCTGCATGCCTGCACTGCTGACGCCGTGCAGGCGCTTGTGGGAGAAGTGGGCTTGCGCGGCCATGCTGATCGAGTTCCGGACGGCGTCGCGTTGCCGCCACAGGAAGTAGTTCGCGACTTCGACGGGGTCGCTGATGGTGAAGACGCGGGCGTCGAACAGGGCCCGTTTGTTGGGCCGGCGCTCGTTGAGGACGGCGGTCGCCAGCGATGCCGATATGGATACCAGCTTGGCGACGACGCCGTCGAACCAGGGCTGGGTCTGGATGGTGGCGAAGTCGGTGACGAGGACGCTGATCTCGTCGGACTGCGTGTACGCGAACACAGCACCGGAGATCTCTGCGCAAAGCGCTTCGGCTACGGCGTCCATGTCGGAGATGAACTGCTCGTCGAAGGGCTTCTGGCAGCCCCGCAGGTAGGTGTGAAAGGAGCGCCCGTCACAACGGATCAGGCAGTACGTGCGGCGCGGGAGGATGGCACGGTGCGCGGCCTCGTAGGCCTTCATGCGGTAGCCCAGCGCGCTGTTGTCGCTCATGCTGTCTCCGTGGTGTGGGCGATGGCGCGTGCTTCGAGGGCGTCGGCTTCGATGTCGATGGCCGCTCCGGCGCCGGGGAGGGTGCAGTCGGGGTCGTCGGCGAGGTTGCGGCAGGATTCGGCGATAGCGCGCAGCAGGGCCAGGACGGCCGCGCATGAGATGTACGGCTGACCATCGCTGGCGGTCACGATCGGCAGACGATCCGCCGCGTGAGGCAGGGGGGCGCTCATTGCGAGAGCTCCCTCCGGAACTGGTGCCCACAGGTGACCATGGTGATCAGCTCCCCATGCCCCATCGGGGTCAGCTGATGGAAGTCCTCGTCGGCGTAGAAGGCGAGAGATTCGAACCGGATCTCGTCCTGGCGGATCTCGCAGCTCGGGCAGCGATATCTGACGGTGGCGACGAGGGGAGCGGTCAGACTGGTCGCCTCTTGGTCGCGCTCGAAGGCTTCCTTCACCTCTTGCTGGAGCGCAGAAGTCCAGGGTTGTGCGGCCTTGTACGCGGCTAGAGGCCCGTCGACGTTCCGGTACCGAACGTCCAATGGCAGGTCGAGCGTCATGCCGCGACTCCTGCCGCTTCGGCTTCCTGCTGCCGCGCCATCTCGGCGAGCGCGGCTTCTTGCGCTGCCCGGAGTTCCCGCCACTCCCCCAGCGTCTCCCAACGGCTCCCACAGCCGCCGCATCGGACGCGGTGGCTGGCGGCGGTGGCGGTGAGCGGCGTCCAGCACAGTTCGTCGTCGACGCGCACGGGGCAGTTGCCGATCTGCACCCGGCCCGGACGCCGCTCATCGTTGGCGACCGACGTGCATTCGCTGTGCAGGCGTCGCAGGTCATCAATGTCCTGCCCGACCGCCTCATAGCTAGAGCAGGCCCACAGGAGGTTGTTGGTGAGGAACTCAACGTGGTGCGGGATCGCCTGCCTTGGGCTGCCGCGCCAGGGAGCGATGGTCCAGCCGAGCGTCTGCCGCCACGCGTCCTCGATCGCCGACAGCCGGGCCGCAACACCGCCTGGCGACACCAGGTTGAGGACGTTCAACCGGGGCGGGATCGGCGGGATGCGGCTCCCCGAGGTCGGACTGCCGCCACGGGAGGCGCCCTTCATCAGGGCGGCCGTCGTGTCCAGTCGGCGGAAGAGGACGGGGAGTTCGGATATGCGGGCCGCGGTGCGTTCCTCACATGGATGGCAAGCCCACCTCCCAGCTTCGGCGACCCAGAGTTGGCGGTTGCAGTTCGGGGTGACGCAGACGGGCCACGCATAGTCTTCGAGCACGGCGAGGTCGTTCACGGCTCAGCTCCTCGGCGGTGGTACGGGGAAGCAGACAACCTTTGAGCCAATGGTGGCATGTGGGGTTGACAGTCGGGGCCAATGGCGCAGACGGAGGCATCTGGGATGCTGGGGCCATGAGCCTGCTGCATCTCCCGGTCGTACCAACTCCGCCCGAGGTGTCCCGCGTCGAGGGCTGCTCGTGCAAGGGCCTCGACCTGCATCTGCTGGACTGCACCATCTTCACCGTGCCGCGCGAGCAGGCGACGCAGGCTATCGCCGCCGCGCACCGGCGAATCCAGGACCACACGGACGCGCTCAACCGGCAACTCCACGCGGAACTTGCGGCGCTTCGCCCGCCCACCGCATGACGAAGGCCCGGCCGCGCACGGGCGCGAGCCGGGCCGGTCTGTGGTGCGTGCGTCAGCTCCAGCCGCCGAACAGGCCGCCGCTCAGCTGGGCGTTGCAGATGTTGTAGTCGCCCGAGGCGTGGGCGCTCTTCGTCTCGCCGTCAACTGTGACGGAGCAGTTGATGTCGCCGGAGCCCTGCAGCTGGGCCATGACGTTGTAGTACATCGCGTCGTCCTTCAGCGGGAGCGTGGCCTCGAACTTGCCGTCCTTGAACTCGCCTTTGCGGCTGTCGCTGTCGGAGCCGTAGCTGATGTCGAGGGGGCCGAGTGCGCCGGCGGGGGCGGTGCCCCACACCTTGAAGGTGACGACCTTCGGCTTGTCCTTCTTCTCTTCCTTGGCCGGGGCTTCGGTCTTCTCCTCGGCGGCCGGCTCTTCCTTGGCCAGCTCTTCGGCCTTGTCGTCGGTGGCGGCCTTGGGCTTGTCGCTGGTGACGGCGGCGGCCTTGTCGCTTCCGCTGTCCTTCTTGTCGCCGTCTTCCCCGCCGCCTGCGATGGCTGCGATGACGATGAGGCCGACGAACACGCCGCCGGTGATGCCGAGGATCTTGCCGATGCTGCGCTTCTTCGGCGGCTGCGGCTGCGGGTAGCCGGGCTGCTGCGGGTAGCCGTATCCGGGCTGCGTGGGCTGCTGGCCCCAGTTCGGCTGCTGAGGCTGCTGCGGGTACTGGTCGCTCATGGGTCCCCCTGGAGGTGCGGTGTCCATGTGAAGGACATGTAAAGAGTGGGGATGGTTGCACACCACCGGGCCCGGGATTCCGTCTTCACTCAAATGGGCTACAAGACCCGCCGCGGGCGCCACACTGCCGGTATGGCGTTGCGTTTCGCGGTGCAGGCAGACACCGAAGCCGAATGCGCGGAAGGGCTGCGCCAGCTGGTCGCGCTGGGCCTGGTGCCGGCGATGCTGCCGAAGCAGCTGACAGACGACCGCTGGATGGCGCGCGCCGTGCCGGGCAAGACGAAGGCCCCGACCAATGGCCGGGGCCCCGAGAGTTCTGGCTAGCCGAGGGTGGCGGCGAGCTCTCCGTTCTCGGCTTCCTTCGCGGACAGTTGGAGCGTGCCACGATGGGAGACCTCGACCTTGTAGAACCGTTCCCCCTTCGGCACGTCGGGCACGCTGATGTCGAACGCGCACATGTACGAGGCGTAGGTGGAGTCGCCGAGCTCGCCGGTGGCCACGACGTCGCCCTTCGCCCCGTACACGGTGACGGACGTGCCTTCGGAGATGTCGTCGTAGCCGGAGTCGTAGCCGCCGGAGCAATCGTCGTCGCCGGTGGCGATGGCGTCTTCGGTGAGGGTGAAGGTGCCTTCCAGGGTGAACGCGGCGGGCTTGTCGGGTCCGCTGTTGGCGGTGATGGCCCAGATGCCGCCCATGAGGCTGGCGCCGAGGGCGAGGCCGGTGAGTCCGGCGGTGAGCGGGCTGAGTCTCTTCTTCGGCGTCTCGGCCGCGGTGGGCGGCTCTGTGGGTGGCGGCGGCGCGTCGTCCGGGAGCGGCGGGGTGGCGGGCGGTTCGGGCTGGTCGTTGGTCATGGTCCCCCCATGGATGTGATGGATCGGCAGGTTATCGCCGGATGATGTTGATGTATGCGGAACGGTTGAGCGGTCACCGATTCGAGACCGGGTGCGCAGCTACTGCCCGCGGCTGTCGGCGAGGGCGGCGGCGCGGTCGAGGTAGAGCAGGACGAGCCGCGGGTTGCGCTGTGCGTCGTTCCACGACGGGATCGTGTCGACGCCGCGGAAGTCCCGCTGGATGGCTTCGAGGAGGACGACACATGCATCGCCTGCGGCGCCGCGGGTGGGTGCTTCGACGCGGATGTGGCCGATCGCGCATGCCGCGCCCTGCTTATCGCGGAGCTGGCCGGTGCACCAGCCTGCGGTCTCCAGCCGGACGCGCGCCCGGTGGAGGGTCGCAGCAACGGGAGTGCTGTACGGGCAGGGCGTGATCGTGGGCGTGACGGCCGGCTGGAGACCGCAGGCTGGT